TCTCTAATCTGTTTCTTGATTTTATCACCAACTTCTAGGTTAGACAGCTCAATATTTACAGGAGCAAAATCTAGGTCACTACTAATAGATTCATTGATGATGTCATCAATAGCACTATCGCACTCTGGGTGAAGAGCAATTTCTCTGTACTTTTTAATTAACTCAAAATCATTATTATTTTTGGGGATACCATCAAGGTCTACATACTGACCAAAGTAGGCACCAGCCGCAACTGTGGAGGTGCCTTCATCATTATTTGGAGGAGCGGGTGAATAAAGTTTTTCTTTCTTCTTGCGCTCCTCAATTGAGAACCCAAATAACTGAGTCATAGTATAAAGTCTAATCTTTCTCTATTATTTATCAAACCCCAGTATCGAGGCTTGCCTTAGAGACTTCATAGTAGTTATACTGGAATTCTACTGTGAATTCTTCAATCTGATCATTCGACTCATAAGAGAGATCGATTGCAGAAAGTGAAGAAGGCCAAGCATCGTAGAATTTATATCCGCGAATAACTTCCATTCCATCACGACCCTGAGAATTCATTGACTGAGGGGTTTTATTTGGTTTCTGTTGGTCTCTACCTAGTTGGAAGACTTCAAGGTCAACACAATAACCAGGATTATCATCACCGTAACCAAGTTGTGATACGTTTTCAGTTAGTGCATTAATACCTCTAGACCAGGTTTCAAATGCTTTGCGGATACCGAATTGACCGTCATTTACAACGGTAACAGACCATGGTTCAAATGTTCTGTCTCCAGCAACCTTAAGCATTCTACCTCTGAAAGGAACATCGATTGTTCCGATCGTTGATGCAGGTAATTGAGCAGTCTTCACAAGGAATTCTGCTCTTTCGGTAATAACGTTTGATGAATCTACTGATTCAATATCAGTGATCGTATTTAGCGTTGTTGGGAAGTTTAGACGAACCAAGAACAGATTGGGTCTTGCGCCGCCATTGATGAGTTTAGTCTTAAACTCCGAAATACCTCTTGCCATTTTTCTTTATCTCCTAGTGTAATTTAGCGAAAGAGAACGAATTAGTTTGTAAGTTCGTTGAACGAAACACCAGTTCTAGTGGCGACAAACGTGATAGTAATATAGTTAATTGTACGAGCTGGTTTGATGAAGATTTCAGCAACTAACTCATTTCTGTCAATAACATCTGGAGTGTTGTTTGTACTATCACAAACAACTAGGAAATCATAGATACCTCTTCTACCTTGTACACCTCTTAAATAAGGTTCGATAGCAGATCTGAATCCAGATCTTGTAAGTTCATCATTGATCTCAAATAGTTGATACTTAGAGAAGTTTGCAATATTCTTCTCAAGTTCAATAAAGAGACGACGAACATTGATTCTATCAAATGCAGAGGGCGATGCAAGACCAGTTTTGTCTCCAAAGAGAACTATACCTTGACCAGGGAATGAAACAATTGGATTGATTCTGTCTGTGTAAAGTCTATCTCTTTCTGCTTGTTTTGGACTGTAAGCAAGTTTAGTTGCATTACGGATCTGTCCTCTATTATATCCAGCAGGTGAGAACCAAGTTTCTGAATTGTTGGTTGTAGAAACACAAAGACCAGCAACGTCTGCAGCACAAGGCACGTAACGATAAACATCATTGTACTTATCGTAGATATACTTATATCCAGAGTCAAACATAGCATAGGATGTACTTGGTAACGTTCTGAAGAACGCGATGATGTCATCAGTCTTTTTAGATGTGGTGTTGGAGTTAACAACATCAGATTTTTCTGGTGAAGCAACAACCACACAATCTCTTCTCTTTTCTGCGATTGCAATCAATCTAGCAACTATTGTAGTTGAGATATGACCAGGAACCAAGAAATCAACATCACCAAATAGTTCTGGATCCTCTACTAAATCATAACCAGAAACTAGACCGGCTCTAACTGATGCAATAGCAGCAGAGTCTACATAACTATAATCATCACCATCTGCGAGTGAAAGAGTACCAACTGAATCATCAGTTGTTCCAGTACCGGAACCAGTACCATCAAAATCGAATAACTTAAATGTAGCACTTTGAAGAGCTGCACCAATTTCTGCCGCAGTACCAACCTGACCAGCTAATGCAAGTTGTTCGCCAGAAGTAATAAATATACTATCTCCAGGATAAATATATTCTGACTGATCTTTAACTACTGTTTTGTAGTATGTAGTAGATCCTTCTGCACTTTTTGCATCAGATGCTTTAGAAACAAATGTCAATGTTTCTAGTACACTACCAGGAGTACCAGAAACAGTACCATTAACATCTACAACAGCAATATGAAATTCATCATACTTAGCACCTTTTGTAACTGCAGAAGCAGATGTTCCTGGTTGTGGTGCGATAGAAGACCATTTTCTATTTGTTCCATACTCTAGTGTACCGTATACATCATCGGATACAAGAGCAGATACCGTTGCAAGAGCAGCGTTACTTGCATCAACTAATGATTCATTACCAGTTAGTCTTTTAGTGGTATCCCATAGAGTTACTTGAATAGTATCTACGTCTACTACTTTGTAAACGTTACCTTTATAAGTTTTACTACCAGATACCCACTGGAAATAAGTTCCTGCTGTTAAACCATGACCGGTTGCAGTTACTTGTTGATCAGCGCCATGGTCAACGACAACAACCTTAACGGCATTGTTAAATGATCCAGCAGTTCTTGCTGCCCAAGTATAATCCTTGGTTGTAGTTGAATCGAAATCGTCCTTGTTCTTAATTACCAGACTAGTGGAAGAAGTTCCATCTAGTTTGATATTAGCATTGTTAAGACCAAGATCTGTAGCGCCAGTAGGTCTAATTACAGCAACGACTGCACCATATTGAATTAGGGTTGCAGCTGCAAACCATGACTCGTAATTATAGTTATTTGGTTTACCAAAAATTTCTACAAGTTCTCTTTCACTAGAAACGTAAGTTACTTGATCCGTAGGACCACGTTCTGCGTCGATAGCAACAACACCAATATTTTGATCAGCTACTTGAACGGTAGCTGTAAAATCTATTTCCTTAATGAGTACTCCAGGTGAAGCTAATGTCATTTTCTATACCTCTATGAGATTTTTTTCTCAAAACTATTTATTTATATCGATTCTTTGGTGGGGAAACAATGCATGAACATGCTACTAGTCTAGACTACCAGTCTGGATATACATCTTTTATTCTTGGAACTGACCAATATGGTATGTCTGGGTTATCCTTTCTAGTTTTAGTTACTCTTTTCTTTGTACACTCCTTACACTCATAAGAATACGATGATGGTATATCACCTCTATCTTTTCGTGTAAGATAAAAACCATCCATTAGGTCCTTTACTTTATTACAAGTTCTACATCTTCTTTGTTGAAATAATAAATGTTCCAGGGAAATTTCTTCATCTAAATCCATCACTTATACTCCCACATATAAGACATGTCTCCATACTCACTTGCTCTATTCCAAGTATCACCCTGTTCATCTACAAAACTATCTTCTTCGTTACCGTTTAATATAAAACCAAATGGTGCCATATCTTCTTCAATAGATTCTCTTTGATCTTCAAAAATTCTTTTTCTAACATCATCAGAAGTAAGTTCTCTAAAATACTCTTGCACAGACAACCATGCGAAAATAACAAGACACATAGCAAGGTCATCATTACATCCCTCTTCTGCTTCAAATGATTGTTTCTTTTGAATAAAAGTTGTCATCTCAGCAATAATTTCATAATCACTAATCAATAATTTATCATCTTCAATAAGTGCTTTTAAGTTTGAACATCCAGTTTTTTTGACTGTGGAAGTCATCTTAATACCTAACTGTGATTTATGAGAGAACCCTTGACCAACAATCTGTCCAGCTCTTCCTCTCATTGCACACATAAGAAGATTATCATATTCAAGATCAAATTGCATGATGTCTGCAACCTGTCCACCAATGTCATTTACTTCACATAAAACAAATGCATGATTATAACTCATCGCAACTGGATGTATGATATTGGGAAATAACAGTGGTTTTATATTATTGTTTTTATATTTTGCAACTACTTTATATGGAATAGTTGTAATATCTACTACTACAAATGCTGAATAGTCATTACTGACACCTCTAGACACATCAACTGTCATTACATATTCATGTTCTGGAATGGGTAACTCATATACATCTAAACCATTTTTTCTTTCTAATGGATCTTCATACACCATCATCCTTAATTTAGATGCGGCAATCAATGTATCAACAGATCCCAAGAACTCACACTCAAATTCTTGTGTAAACTGACGTTGCGATGTGTTAGCAATCGTCTGCTCCTTCCACACAGCGTCTCTACCGGGTACTTGAGACCAATGTACTTCTGTAGTTGTATATTCGTTCTTACCCCTCTCAGCGTCATGCCAGAGTTTATAGAACATGTTCATCCCATTTGGAGTAGAGATGATAATAACTTTGGTAGACTTACCAGAAGAGATAGTAGGATATACAGAACTAAAAAATTGTTCTGCAATATGATTTGGAACGAACGCAAATTCGTCCAGGAAAATAATATTAAATGACATACCTCGAACAGCAGAACTAGAGGTTGATGCTGCAAGAATCTTAGATCCGTTCTCTAGTTCTACATTACCCTTGTTCCACGCAAGGATACCATGTTGCATCCATCGCGGTAGATTCTCGTATGCTAATTGCAAACGAGATAATAGTTCTCTTGAAGTTGATGCTTTGTTAGCAAGAATACCAATATTTACATTGTCATTAAATATGATATAATGAAGCAAGTAAGAAACAACAGTAGTAGACTTACCAGTCTGCCTGGGTAATTTTGCAATGTTAAATCTATTCTTATGAAAACAACGTACCATTTCCTCTTGGAAATCGTACATACTAAATGGCACCAGACCTTCGTCTAGTGAAACAATTTTAATATAGTTTCTAGCAAAATATACCGGATCTCCTTTACATTTAATAAACTCCTGAACCTGGTCAGGAGTAAACTCTATTGGAGTGTTTGCTTTTTTTAAATTGGGATTACCAAGATATACGCTATCAGTCACACATCATACTACAACTATTATTATTTAGAGATCACTAAATTTATCTCTTAATTCTTCCATATTTTTTTTCTTTTCTGAAAATACCCCATCAATGAAACCAGAACGGTACTCCCATGTTTGTCCACCGTCTTTACCTTTCATTGGATTGATACATTGATCATTACCAAGTTTATTACAAACTAAACCAGCTAGATCCATCTCACTTGAAGTGCCAATATTCCCAGTTCCTCTCCAAACATGCTGACCATTAATCCAGGTAGCGCCACATTTTTCACATTCCTTCCTTTGTAATTTAAGGTCGGATACTTGTTTATCGTTTTCCATTAAAGTTCCTATGGTAAATGGTATAATGTATTATACCAAACTATTTAACATAGTCAGTATTTTTTAATACTTACGTTAGATTATGCAGACACAACGTTATTGTCTTTATCTCGCCTTTGATATGCTGAGGGGGTTCTAGTGGTGTTGTTAGAATTTCTTGCTTGGTATGTACCAGGTGTTCTAGTAGTGTTGTTAGATTTTCTTGCTTGATAATTGCCGTTAAAATCTTTCCACTGTCTTTGAGTCCAACCTTCATTCCCATCAAAGTGTGTGACAGTTGTTGATGTTGGTTGTGGATCGTCAGCAGTATTATCTTTGTCGTTTCTTACATAGTTTGTGTTAGCCATATCAGCAATTCCAAGCTCTTAGTGATTTGTTGATTCTGCTATCTGGATCAGATGCAGTTTTCTTTGAAGTTAATTTCTTCTTCATACCTTTCATTCTAGCACAAAAGGATGACCTACGGGGATTTCCAACCTTCTTGCTTGGTGCTTTAAGGTCAGATCCTGGATTTTCCTTTTCATATGATTTTCTTCCTTTTTCATTGAGACCGCCGGACTTGTTTTTCCCTGACTTTTTTGTCCATGCTGCCCCTTCTGAGTATTGGGCATTTTCTTGTTTAGCAGTCCTCGCCGCTTTCTGAAAAGCATCCTTAGCGGGGTAGTCCTTACTACCTGACTTCGCTGGTGCTTCTCCTCTCTTTCGCTTAGCGTGAATGTTCGCATACAAACCACGCTTAGCTTCAGCTAATTCTTTAAACTCTCTAAAATATTTCATCATCAATGGCGAGGGTTTACCATATTATTTATCATTTCCCATCTGTTTTAACATCTTTTGTAGTTCTGAAGTACTACCAACAAACATCGCATTATTTGTAACTGTTGTTGGACCTTTCTTGTCTTCATCAAGGTCTTTCATTTTCTTCTGTAGATCTACCAGTTTATCTGATATATCAGCAACGTTTTTAATGAGGTTGCCTGCGACCTCATACGCTCTAGGATGGTCCGAATTCTGTGCTACGTCTAAAATACCATTAATAGCTTCTTGACCCTTCTCTATGAGGTTATAGAGTTGTCCTCTAGTATACTCATAATCATTGGTGACATCTTTATCAGTTTTTATTTTTTTAATATCAACAACTGTTTCCTCTGCTTTTTCTATTGCAGATTCTACGTTAAATGTTTTATCTAAATTTCCAAATGTGTCAGCCATATCAATAATCAGTCCAAGTTTCATTAAATCCGAAGTTATCGTCTGGTTCTACAAACGCATCATCTAATGTATTTACAACAGAGAATGATTGTAATCCAGTACCAATAGAAGTTATATCTAAAGCATAACCACGGGTAGCATTATATTTTGTTCCAGCAACTCTAAAGTTATCATTATCAATTTTAATAATATAATATTCATTTCCATCAACTAGTCCACCAGGTGGCGTTCCACTAGTTGCAACTCTCAATGTAACGAAATCATTAGTTACATATCCATGATTTGCTAATGTAAATGT